ATTACCATAATTCTTCCAAGCTAATTGACCAACCACTGCACTAATTGTTCCATTAGTAGACCAATTAGATTGATTTGTTGATAGTGTAACTGCGGATGATGCTGAAGTGGCAGTAGTTGCTGTGGTTGCTGTATTAGCAGTAGTCGCTGTGGCTGCATTTCCTGTGATATTGATGGCCCATGTTCCAGAAGCACCGGAACCAGTTAATGACGGAGAATAAGAAGTGAAATTTCCAGAGTGTAATAGAACATATGCATTTGCAAGAAACGACCATCCACCAACTTTGAATTGGTTATCAGAATCTAAACCAAAATAAGCACCAAAAACTCCTGGTCTATGGAAAGCAATAAATGCAGCATTAGATCCACCAGCTCCAACTAACTCTACACCACCTAAACTACTTGTAACATTAGCAATACCACCACTGCTCTGTGCTGCTTGCGCAAAAATTCTACCTGTAGCAGTTATTCCGGTCGCATTTAAAGCGGCAGTAATTGTTCCAGCAGAGAAGTTACCGGATCCATCTCTGAGAACAATCTGATTTGCAACATTAGATGCTGTTGCATTAGTTGTGGCGGAATTAGCTTGACCTGTGATACTATTTGCAATAGTTGCAGAAGAAGCGTTACCAGATAGTGTAGCTGTTAGGTTACCAGTTACTGTTAATGCAGCAACAGTTAATCTGGTACCATCGAATGTCATGTTCGCTGAACCTGTTAGAGTTCCGGAAGAATTGAATTGTACTTGTGTATTAGATCCACCAATAGAAGCAACTGTTATTGATCCACCAAGTGAAACAGAAGTTCCATTTATAGTGATCGAAGAATTTACTAATTTGTTGTTAGCGATCGAACCAGCTAACATATCATTAGTTACAACTGCAGCACCGATAACAGTAGTTAGAGTAACATTACCAGAACCATTGAATCCTACTGCAGTTGCGGTAACATTACCTGTTAGAGAGAAGTTTCTTGAAGTCTGTAAAGTTGTGGCAGATACAGCATTTCCAGTACTATTACCTGTTCCACCATACAATACCTCTATTGGATTTCCATTCCAATTCGACCCTGCGGGTATTGTTGTTGATTGGATAGTTGTTGCAATGGAAATGTTTCCAGTTAAATCAGAGGTTATACTACCAGTGACGTCACCAGTTAAAGCGATTGTTCTAGATGTATTTGTTAATAGAGTTCCAGAAACTGGTAGAGTAATAGAAGTATTGTTGGTTGCAATTAATGTTACATTGAACGCACCACTGGTAGTTAGATTACCACCAAGTGTTATCGTCTTACCCGAATTATTAACACCAGTTCCGCCATATTGACCAGTAATTACTGTTGCATTCCATGTTCCTGATGTGATAGCACCAACAGTTGTTAATGAAGAAGTAATTACACTAGAACCAAGAGTTGTAGTAGATAATACTGAAGTGCCATCGATTCTATAAACACTTCCAGTAGAAATATTTGTGTCACCAACGATATCTAATTTATATGATGGAGAGATAGTTCCAATACCAACATTACCATCAGAAGTAAATCTAACTCTTTCTGTACCACCAGCAGCCAAAAAAATCAAAGAATCGTTTGTGGCATTAGATCCAATCCAATATCCAACACTCTGCGATGAATAACCAACTCCGATTGCATATGATTCATTTGATGCTGTAAAAGTTGATCTTCCTCCTATAACATTTAATCTGTGTGTTAGAGTGGTCGTTCCAATACCAACATTTCCTAAAGAATCTATTCTTACTCTTTCTACACCAGCAGTAGAAGCTGCGATTGTATCTGCTGTTGGGAACCATAATCCCGTATTCAGATCACCTGTATTAGTGATAGATGGAGTAGAAGCTGAACCATCGCCGAATGCACCAACGCCAGCTACTGTTAATAGAGCATCAGGTGATATAGTTCCAATACCAATCTCACCAGTTGATGTGATTCTGATTCTTTCTACACCAGCAGTAGAAGCAGCGATTGTATTAGATAGAGGGAACCAGAAACCAGTATCTAGATCGCCTGTATTGGTGATAGATGGGAATCCAGTTGCTCCATCACCGAAAGCACCGACTCCTGCTACTGTTAATAGAGCATCAGGAGTATTAGTTCCCAAACCTAGTCTATTATTCACATCATCCCAATGGAAATTAGTTGAGTCCCATGTATAAGAATCTGTTGGAGAACCAAATAGAACTGAACCAGTAGGAACATCTGGTGTAATTGTGGAGATTTTGATTTTCTTTAGAGTAGAAGAATCATATACAAGAAGATAATCAGTTGCTCTTGTTGTATCCGTCAGTGAAGCAATTTCTGATTTATTTTCAATCGATCCGACTGTTAATGATGCAACCACATCAGAATACATTTCTGGTGTTAGAACAGCACCTGTTCCGCCGCTAGTTGGTGTTATTGTGAAAGTTGGTAGTGTTGAATATCCATATCCACCATCTTGAACTGTTGTGTCGGATATGCTACCAGAAGAAACAGTTACTGTTGCTCTTGCATTTCTACCAATGAATAACCAATTATTCGCCAGACCATTCGAATGTAAAGGAACAATAGAATTATTTGGAATAGCAGTTGTTGCTTTGTAAAATTTATATGATACGCCAGTCGCACCCGTAATTGCGAACGCACTAGAAACAATTGACCCGGATGCAAAACCTGTAGATCCAACAACTGAATCAATAGTTGTGCCAGTTGATCCTGGAAATACTGTTGATCCAACATATGGATTAGAAAACGTGACATATGGAGCAGTCGAGTATCCACTACCAGCATCAGTGATAGAGATATTTCTTACAATATGATTATTTGATGGAATCGTTACAGTTAAATCACCTAGATTTTGATAAGGAGCATCTGTATTATAATAAGTTCCGAAAGCCTTGTTTGTATTAGTTAAGGAATATTGTCCCCAATAAACAATAAATTCGCCAGCATTCAATTCTGCTACTGTAGTGAGAGTTCCTTCACCAACTAATTCTAATTGTTCGAAACCATCATTAATCTTAGAAGCCCATTGAGAAAGATTATCGCTATTTTTTAATCTTGGTAATGTTGACATTATTGTTCCTTATTTCTACAGATGCATAATAATAATTCCCTTATCTCACGAATTTCTTCTTTAATTGTATTTATATCATTCATAGAATTCTGTAATTGTTCTATGTCATTTTTAAGAGAATCGAATGCATTCTTTTGTTTATTCACTCTCTTTCTAAATTCTTCTCTGGCTATATCGTCTGTTACCAATATAGCCTTAGAAGTTGTATCTCTTAAAAGATTATTCGCTTGTGTAGGTATTATAGACATATATTAAATTAATCTATCTAGTGCAATTGCTCTAAAATCTGCTATCTTAGGAACAACAGTTGTGTCTGTAGTTAAGAATACAATCTTAATAGCAAATTCATTGAATGTATTATATGTTACCCATCCATTTTGTGTTGTGTAAGATATATTTTCTGGATATGCATCTTTATCTGGTCTGAATATATATTCTTTGAAATCGAAAGCATTTACAGAGAAAGAATTATCACCCGGATATTCTTTCTGCATCTCTACCCAAGATTTATTAGATAGTATATCTGTATCTTCTGCAGCCTTAACTTTGTAATAAACCTTAATATCTGTTCCAGATGATCTAACAGCAGTAAGATAGACTTTCAAATAATCAGCAGAAGATTGTAGAACAATCGGTCTAGTGATATATTTTGAAGCTGCAGAACCACCAGAAGGGAAAGTTTCAGCCAGAGACACAACTGTAGCAACAGAAGCGATTGAAGTTGCGCCAACTAGAGTTCCAGTGGCTCCTCCGATTGTGTATCCTGTTCCTAAAGCTCCTCTTTGTACAGTAACACCAGTCGCACCAAGAGATCCACCACCAGATGTAACTCTCATATACTCTGTTCCAATCTTCATCAGAGATCCATTTTGGATGAATTGTGAGGAAGAAATATTAATAATTGTAGCGTTAAATCCAGTAGCACCAGTTGTTGTAGTAGTTCTCTGGGTTATGTTATTAACATCGTTTTCAATAACAATAAAATTGTTCTTTTCCATATCGATTACTGGAGACACTTGATTGTTTGTAACTGTTCCAATAACTCTATGCTTAAACGATTCAGCATTTGCTACAATTTCACGTCTACCGGAGAATTCGTAATTCTTATTTGTTAAGAAAGTAGTATATGAAGATTCGATAGAAGAACCAACTGGCTTAGATATAAACGAGCTTGTGAGAGTCGTATTTGGGAATTCTATAGTAGATAATCCAACCCAAACTATATCCGCAGATCCATCACCAGCAGATTTTCCTGTGAATGTAATATTTCCAGAAACTGTTCCGCTGTTAGCAACAGATAGAGTTAATACGAATCCTGCTATAGAAACAATCTCAGCGGAAGTTCCTATTCCAGTACCAGAGACAGATTGGCCGACTTGTAGATCTTCTGTATCATTAACTACAATTGTTGTTGAACCAAGAGTGCCAGTACCAGTTTTAATTCTTGTCTTTGCACTTGCTGCGATATAATCTGTTAGAACAGCAGTGAAAGATCCTTCGTTAAATGAACATCTATTTAATGTAAATTTCAGATCTTGTGTTTGTTCTGCAGTCCAAGTTGATGAATTTTGTGACTTGAATAGAGATCCAACGTAAGGTTGTTGAGTAATTAGATCATTTGAATCTATTTTCTTCTGACCGATCTCAGCAATCCAGACATTGTAATTAGTAGAATTTGCGAGAATTACAAGTGAATATTCTCCTGGTTCTAGATATACAATAGAAGGGAATTCGAAATTCGTCGCCAATGATCCAACAGCACTGTCATTAACCGAAGTAGGTGGAAGAGTCTTCTCAGCAAAAGGAAGAACTGCTGTTGAAGAAGGATATCCATTAACAGTCGGTCTGATTTGAACTGTAACTGGAATAGAAGCATCTCTAGTCTGGAAGAATAAATCTACCGAATTGATGAATAATCCATTAGGAAAAATTGTAGGATCTACGAAGAAAGATTGCGCCAAAGGATCCTGTGGTACAGGAACTTGTGGTTCTGTTGTTCTGATATTAATTGACTCTGTTTGTTTGTGTAATAGAATACCGTTCGCAGTATATCTTGCTTGTGCGAACGTTGTTTCTAGTGAAGTATTATTCTGCGCATTATCAGATAATCTTAAGATTCTATCACCAACTAAGAATCTACCATCAGGTATTACGAATGTTCCTGAAATTGACCCGCTTGGGCTGGTTTTATTGCTTGGTGTTGCAAAGGCACCATAATAATTGTGAAAAGTAACTATCTCGTTGGCTGTAACAGTTCCCGGATTATTCACAGTCAATGTGATGGTATTTCCATTGATTGCTGTGATTCTAGAACCATTGACTGATCCAGTTCCACTAAAAACTAACTGCCCAACATATATACCAAATGTATCTGGGACGTTAATTGTATTTGTTCCAGAGGTACCAGTTATTCCAGTTTTAGTGACAGTGAACGTAACATTACCGGAAATCGAAACATCGTCGAAAAATGGAAACAGTATTGTCTCCGGTTTCAATCCAGTAGCAGTAAAGGTGATTGTCTTCGATCTCATCCATTGTGAATAAGATACATCTAAGACTCTATCAGCAAATCTGACAGTATTTGTTCTTGTTACTGAACTCTGTTGATTTTGAACTCTTGTACCATTAGTTGTATTAGCTGGTCTTGGAGGAGTTACAGCAGGTAGACCTATTACAGCATTTCTAACCTCACCAGTTCTCCAATTTCTCCATTGTGCATTTCTCAATCCACCAGCAACATTACCACTGCCGCCTGGTGTATTTACTTCTTCATATCTCCAATCTTCTGTTAAAAGAACATCGATAGTTGCTGCAGGAAGATTCGCTCCAAGTTCACCACGTGCTAATCTATCTTCTACTCTATCATCATCGTTTGTTCCATTAAATCCAGTTTCCCAAGAATTCCATGTAGAACCAGAGAAATCGATACCATTCTGGATATTGTCATTATTTCCATTTAGATTAATTACATTTTCTGGTCTAATTCTCTCGTCTTTCCAGAAATCCACTGTGGGATTAATGGACATAACACCTCTCCAAGAGAAAACTGCATATGGATTGACGTTAACCGATTGTGAAGCGAACGGTTGGACGATAAAATTTGTAGGATTGAACGATCTAGAAAGAAGAGATCCTCTTTGTGTGTAGCCTGTTGATTCTGTAGGTTTCAAGAATAGATCATAATTCTTATCATAGAATCTTGGTCTTGCTTCTTGTTTTAGTGTGTCAATAGAACAACGATAATCAATGCTGCTCACATCACCAACACCATGACCAGTAAATGTATCTACAACGAATCCATTCTTGAATCTGTCATTACCATTAGCATCTGTGACATCTAATGTTGCAGTTTCTCTTTCTAACATATTGAGTAGAGAATAATATTCGATATTTTCAATTCTCTTTTCGATTCTTCCAATATCTCTCATTGTATATCTCTTGTTATCGATATATTGTAGAGTAATATCTTTATTATTGAAAGTGTATGGATTATATCTGACAGTATACAGAGTCATACCATTATCAAGGTCATCCGGCTCTTTTGGAGAGATATTCGAATTTCCCTTGATAACTTTAAACGATCTATCAGTTGTCGCAACTATCTTATCGATTCTAGATAACCAATGTGTAACATCAGCGGACATATTAGAACCAGAGATAGGTAGCACAGTACTGAAGTAGGGACCTGATCCTGGAGTAGCAGGATCTTGATTTCTAACAGGTCTGAAGTCTACACAATTTCTAAGATCAAATGTCTTACCCTTTGAAGATGAGAAAGAAGGAATCTTATCGTACGAAGGATAAGAATCAACATTAAAATAACCAGATCCAGAATGAGTGAAGTATTCAAAGAATACGTTTATTGCACCAGTGACTGTTTGTCCAGGAGCCAAAGATAATTGCGCATATTCATATGTGAAATCCCTTTGCCCATTATCGAAACCAAATTTATTAGTAACATCTTTGGTCGGATCAAACCAATCTGCTTGAGAAGTGGAATTCAAGATCTTAACAATTCTAATCCCATCAGGAACAGTAAGTGATAGATTATTATCACTTGTGATTGCTGTTGTGAAATATTTGATTCCGTTTGAAAGTGAATCAGCATTATAAGTGAAAGATGTGGTTGGTGGGGCGATTTCGTAATAAGAAGATTCGTCCGGTACAGCTAAGAATCCAGTTGCTCCTGAAATTGTCGCAATTTGGGTAGTTTCATCGTACGATGCAATTGTAAATCCAGTTGCACCAGTCATTGCTCCAGTTCCATACAAAATCTTGATCAGACCATTTTGATAATAGTTAGATACAGAGGAGTTTGCTGTTGAAGCTAGTTTAATTGTAGTTGGTGAATTCGGACCAATTCTAGCGAAGCCGGAATTAGTTTTTGGTTCTACAAGAGTTTTAATTCTTGGAGTAGTGGAATTTGCGTTAACTGTGTAAATAACAGAAATACCAGAAGAAGCAGTTGCACCAGATCCATTTAAATTACTGATTGTTGCAGTTCTTGAAGAATTTGTGATTGTTATATCAAAATTAGTTATTTGTTCATTATCAGAATTGTTGATAACTAAGTAGTGAGATTCTATAGTGGTTGTATCTGTTCCAGTCTGAAGTGTTTCATTAGAACCTACAGTCCAAGCAAAACTTGTTCCAGAAGAAACTGATGTGTATACACCTTTATATTGATATTCTGTGTCTGTCGCAGCAGTAAATGATCCAGGATTTAGAGAATCTTCGATCTTAAATGTTCTTACTGCTTGCAATCCTGTTTCAAAAATGTAGCTCGCTGTATCTGTTCCAAATAGCAATCCAGTCGAACCGGAATCTACTGGAACTAGATCGAATTTCTTTGAAGAACCATTTGCAGATCTCAAAGATCTCACGTCACTGAAACCATTACCCGCAGCTAAGAATATAGAAAAGAGATAAAAACGATATCTTTTAACACCGCCAATAGTAGAATCATATTGAATAGAAGAAACTCTACATGCTCCTAATTCACCACCAGCAGCATTATATAGGTAGAGAGTTTCTAATGAAGAAACATCAGGGTAACTTTCGTCTACAGTAACAACAACATAATTACCATAATTCATTCCAATATCGAAACCGTTTAATGTTGAATCGTCCGAATTCGATCTTGGTTTATCTAGATCAACATATTGTCTTGCAATAGTTTCGAATTCGTACCCTTTAACATAAGCTTTTCCGGATTCAATATATGCACGCAATTTGTTATTATCTGATGGATGATTTTGAATATCGGCTAAAAATGGTTTTACAGTGTAATCGCCTGATTCATCAAAAGTTCTTCTTGCTAAAGTCTTTTCGATTTCAGAATAGATTGGTCTTGTAACTTGCTTATATAATTGCCCTTCTCTTACTTCTAATAGATCGATAAAGATATCAGCTTCTTCAGTGAAGTCTAAAGCTTTTGAAGTCAATGTTAGATTAACTTTTAATCTATGTGCACCAGGTGCAGCATAGTTATATGATCCTGTGGCGTTATCTAGGAGAGTTACATCATCTCCCTCATCGATAATAGCAATCTCAGATAAGAGACCTGCTTTCGCATTAGCTAATCTAGTGTATTTTTCTAGATAAGTTGTTTGTTGTGGACAGATTACAAAGAAGCCTTTTGTGTAGAAAATACCACTATCGATAGAAGCTGTAGAAGATGGACCACTAATAACTCCAGAAGCAGCAGCTAAACAAGATCCACCACCATCAGCATTAATAGTTTCACCAAATTCATCGAAATCGAAACCATTTAGAGGTTCGATAATAAGAGTCTTCGGATCGGAGCCTTCTTTTTCAGCAATAGCAACAACTAAAGCTTGTGCGCCAGTTATAGAACCAGTAACTTTCTTATTCAAGAAAGAAGACACTGAGACTTCAACACCATTATAATTATCTTGAATTTTAATATATTTTCTAGATTTAGTGTTAATTGTTGTCATACCACCAACAACAATTGATCCTTCTTTGAAAATATGATTACCGAATCTTTCTACTTGAGTTTGTAGAATAGATTGTAATTGATTTAATTCTCTGGCTTGAACTGCATATCCAGGTCTAAAAAGAATTCTTAAAAAATCTTTAGTCTCTGGAGAAAAATCATCCCAATATGGCGCTGAATTTAATTCTGAAATTGCTGGCATTTAATCCTCTTAGAATTGAATGATAACTCTAATATCTTCGATTTGTTCTACGAATCTTGAAAGTGGTGTTCTATTTTCTACATACAATACAGTTCCTGTGTTTGGATGAACACCAACGTTATTCACGCTAGTTGTTGTAAATGTAGAAGTACCTGTTGTTGTTGAAATGGTTCCAAAATATGGATACGTTGTGACTGCTCCAGAAGACTTAGAAAGATTCGTGATATAAACTTTATTATTTACTGTATCATGTTGAACGACAGTTCCGATTGCTGTTTCTGAACCAGGAGTTCCTTGATAGATAGTAGTATCTGGTTGAATAGTTGGACCTGATATAGAAGAATAGTTTAAAACTAGACACTGATTGATTACAGAATCCGTCGATAAGAAACCGTATGATGAATCATTATCAGGTAGAATATCAAATGGTTCTGTAACAGTTAACAATTTAGTAGAACCAACATAATCACTAACAGTTCTTAACTGTCCTCTTCCCTTTCCAGAATAGATATAAATCTTCTTTCCATTGTGGATGTCATTTGTAAAAGAATCTGTTGAAGAAAGTATCATTTGAGAAGTTGGTAACTCATCACCTCTAGCTTGTGCTTGCTTCAATGATCCATAAACTAGAGGATTTGAGATTAATCCTATCTTTCTATATTCGTTAGAAGAAACGATTACACCACCCTCGTCTCCTTCAAATTTAGCTTTTGTAAGTAGATTGAATGCACCTAATTCTACTACAGGATCAGAACCATGACCACCAAATGGAGAAATAATTGCTTCAGCCGCCGCCCCAGATCCTCCTCCACCAGTAAATGTAACAGAACATTCAGTATATCCAGATCCTGGAGCAAATATTTGTATTTCTCTTACAGCGTTCGATGTCATTCTAGCTATGGCTAATAAATTCGCACCATTACCAGTTAAAGTTACTTGTGGTGAGATATAACCCTTCAATCCTGCAGTTGGTGCTGATGATACAGTAAACACACTACTATTATAGGCTGAAATAGTTCCCACACTTGATATTACTCCTGAAGTATTTTTTGTGTAGAATGTATATCCGTCATAATAATTTGGATCGGTAATTAGCCCAGCTGGTGAGCCAGTAATTGTCACGGTAGTACCAGATACAGTATAAGTGAAACCATCTGCATTATTTCCAGCATCGTCATCTGTAGAAGGAAGAGATCTATAGCTAGAACCAGCATTTGTCACTTTGATATTATAGACACCACCAGGAACGGCATTATCAATGATATCCCAATTGTCAGTTCCATCATTTTCTGTTAGGGTACGAACTGGAAACCAATCAGTCGTTAAGAATTCCGAAGCATCTAGAGGCTTCAGAGTATACATATATTTCCAGATATAACCATCTGATTGTGGTGTGTATGTATCTGATTCAGAAAATGCAACTGTAATAGGTGGTACTGTAGAAGCAACTCCATAAGGATTAAAAGGAGTTGCGCCATTATCTATACACTTATATACTCTAAAATCGTCGTTGACTACATAAAAAGGATAATATTCGTTTGTAGAAATAGTTCTCTTTGTAAGTAGATCCGATAGATCTACTTTATCGGAATAAGCTTGATATCTTCTATTTTTTTGCCAACGATA